TTGGTGATCGAGTTGCACAGATGAAGGTTGAAAAGGTGTGGCCATCAACTGTTGAGTTTATTGATGATGTGGTTGAATCAAAACGTGGTGATAAAGGGTTAGGATCATCTGGTAAGTAATATGATTGAAGCAATTCATCAAATCTGGACAGAAAAATATCGTCCTAAAACTCTTAATGACATAGTACTGTCATCAGAAACTAGGGACATATTAAACAAATTTAAGGAAGATAAAAGTATTCCGAATTTATTATTGGTTGGACCACCTGGAGTTGGTAAAACTAGTATTGCAAAAATTATTGTAAATCATATTTTGGAATGTGATTATCTATACATTAATGCAAGTGATGAAAACGGTATTGACACGATTCGTAACAAAGTTATCAGTTTCGCACAAACGAAATCTCTTAATGGAGGCATTAAAGTCGTAATATGTGACGAAATGGATGGATTATCAGGGGATGCAATGCGAGCAATGCGCAATACTATGGAGGAATACAGTATTAGTACTCGATTCATTCTAACTGCTAATTATAAACATAAAATCATACCTGCATTACAGAGTAGATGTCAAACTTTATCTTTTAATTACGAGTTAAAAGATGCAGTAGTACGTTGTTTTAACATATTACAAGCTGAAAATGTTACTTTAACTAAAGAACAAAAGGATCCATTCTTGAAGTTGGTTAAAACTTACTTTCCTGACTTAAGAAAGATTGTTAATGAACTGCAAAAGTCAAGTTTCAATGGTTGTTTAGCAATTAAAGATGTTTCTAACGTAGATAAGTTTGCAAATCAACTATTTACACAGTTACAAACTAAAGATATCGTTAGTTGTAGACGATATGCAATTGAAAATGAAGGTGAATTCTATGGTGACTATACAATTTAATGAAAGCTATCTTAGAATGTGTATACAACTCTAAGATTGTTAATAAGTCAGAAGCAATTGTTACGGTAGCTGAGCATATGTACCGTTGTAGCTTCTGTGTCGATCAAGAAATCAACTTTTTTGCTTGCTTAATTAACGTACAAAAGTTAATCAAGACAAATACTTAGCTGTATAACTTGCGACTGCAGGTGATTTAGCCTGTTTTGCAACAGACGTTGGTATTTTAACGTTTTTAGTTGGTAACATTGTATCAGATTCTTTTTCACTATCATCTTGCTGAGTATTTCTGGTACGTCTCTCAATTTCCTCATTGTCCAATTTAAATTCTACTGGTTTGATTTGTGTTTTATTGGGTCTAATCAACCCATCTGGTATTGCAGGTGCAACATTCGGATAATAATCAATACGTTGCACTAAACAACATGGTATAGTAAATTGCCCAACGTATCGTCCTCCACCATGATCAGCTGCAATATCTAAAACAACACTATTTCCATTTTGGGTATCAATATTACCCGGAAATCTACCAGGTTGGGTATCTTTAATATTCAAAACACGAATATGCAAGCCACCTGCAATTAAATCTTCTAATTGATCTTGTAATTCTTGTGGTAATTCACTATAACTATCATGTGATTTGTAATCATCGATAAAGTTAATATAATCACCAACTAAAAAGCCGCCACGGGTAAATCTTTGAATAGCTGATTCCCAGAGATTAATAAATTTGTTGTTCATCAATAGTATTTAATGTTTATATTAAATATTTTCATGGCAAAAATTAATTTAAATACATTACCCAAGAAACAAACTGCTGCACCCTATCAATACAAGGATATCCACTTGGATTTAATACCTGAATTTACAGTAACTGGTGAATTATATAAAACCCCTGAACAGAAAGATTTCAAAGCTGATTATGATGTAACTGCTATTAAAAATTCAATCAGAAATTTATTAACTACTTCACCCGGTGAAAAAATATTAAATCCTGCATATGGATGTGATTTACGAGGGTTATTATTTGAACAAGTTACTAAAAATATCGGCGAGCAGATAGGAAATATAATTTACAAACAAATCACAACATTCGAACCACGTATTCGAATAGATAGACTAGACATTACAGTTAGTCCAGAAGAACAACAATATGATATTGAATTAAGTTTTTCAGTTCCCACACTAAATTTAGTGGGTATAAGCATACTTGGTATCTTAAATAGTAATGGATACGTTTTTAATAATAAATAATCATGGCAACTACTAATTACACAGAATTTAATTTACCTAGGGAAGCATATGCAACATTTGATGCTGTAAGTTTACGACAATTGTTCATTGATCGTTTGAACGATAGTGGGGCTTTTCCAGATATTAACTATGAAGGTAGTAATATATCATCATTAACAGATATTTTTGCACTAAGTTACCATTTATTGTTGTTTTATTTGAATAATACTGCATCAGAAGTTATTTTCAATCAAACTGAATTATATGAGAACATGAGTAAAGTTGTTTCATTAATTGGTTACAAACCGCAAGGTAGACAAACTGCATTGTTGAATTTTAATTTGAATGCTGACCTAAATTTACCAGCTAATTTTTATACATTAAAACGTTTTTCACAAATTACATTTAATGGTAATACATATTCAACAAATAAAGACATATCATTTGAAAAATTGACAGATATAGCTGAAGTTATATCATCTGTTGGTAATAATAATTTAATTTACCAAGGTAAATTTAAAGAATATCCAGTATATACTTCAATTGGTGAGGCTTTTGAACAAATTACCGTAACGAATGATCCATCTAATAATGGTGAGTTTGATAAATTCATTGACAACAACAACATATTTGTGTTTGTTAAAGATATTTACACAGGTGTATGGTCTCAATGGAATGAAACATCAAGTTTATTTTTAATTGATGCTAATACATTAGGTTTTGACAAAAAATTAAATGAATTTGGTAGATACGAAGTTAAATTTGGTAACAATGTCAATGGTAAACAATTGAACCCAGGTGATACAGTTGCTATTTACTATTTAGAAAGTGATGGTAACTTGGGAACAGTTGGACCCAACACAACCTCTTCTTCAACAATTGCATTATATAATACTGCACAATTTAGAGACATAGGTGATGATATATACAATACAGATCTAATTTACATTGATGCTAATACATCAAAAACATTAACGGTTAGTAACTTTTTTCAATCAACAACACCAACAAATTATGAAAGTGTTACTCAAATTAGACAAAATGCTCCGATTTTATTTACTGCACAAAATCGAGCTGTGAATGCTACTGACTATAATGCATTTTTAACAAAAAATTATTCGGATATTATTAATAGCAGTTCAGTATTGAATAATCAAGAATATGTGTCAACATATATCAAATATTTTTATGATATTGGATTAGAACAACCGAATTCAAATGAGCGTGTTCTATTTAATCAAGTACAATTTAACGATGCATGTGATTTCAACAATATCAACATATTTATTGTACCAACCGTTGGAGCAATTTCAAATCAATTGACTCCAAATACTGTACCATTAGCTCAAAAACAACTAATTAAGAATTTTTTCAATGAAATAAAATGTGAAACTCACAATATTACATTGAATGATCCGATTTATGTTGCATTTAGTTTTGGGTTGCCGGTTCAAGGTGAACTTATTAATGTTGATATTAAAGACACCACAGTTGTAAAGATTAAACGTATAGATAATTCTGTTTTATCAAAAGAACAAATTAAAACACAAGTTGGTAGTGTAATTTCAAATTTCTTTAAACTTGAAAATAATAAATTAGGTCAATTAATTGATATTAATAAACTGAATATTGATTTATTAAACATTGCCGGTGTTAAATCAATTATGGTTGAACGAACATACAACGGTGATGTATACAAAACACCTAAATTAAGTTTTATATATTGGAATCCATTATACCCTAATACAAGTGTACAGTCAACTTCACAAAATATTTCAATTGAAAAGTTTCAATTTCCATATTTGTATGATGAAACCAAACAACTTGCAAGTATTATTGTAGAATAACAACTAAATGAGCGATTTAATCAAAACAAATTATAATTATTTTTACATAAAAAACTATACAGGAATGTTTTCAACATCAAGTTATAGTTTACCAATTACCCCATTTACATTTATACCAACTGGTATTACTGATATCGGTAATCAATATTCCAACAAAAAATTATTATGGGATTTCGGTGATAACACCACATCGAAAAGTGTAACTGCTACACACAGTTATTCTTTACCCGGTACATACACGGTCACTTTATATTTGATTGATGCTCTTGGTAATGGTGTTGTTGATAGTTACAAACAGACTGTTGATGTTTATGACATAGTGCCTGACAATTTTGTAGTGACTACATTAAGTTACTGGGCTAATATATCATCACATTTTGATAATTATTTTACAATAACACGATTTAATAGTTGGAGAAATTACGATAAATTTATTGTGGATGGTTACAAATTTAATTTATATGGTAAAAATACAAATGCACCATTATTAGATGTAGATGTATACAACAAAGAAATTTATTCACATTTATTACCATATGCGGGATTTTTTCAAAAAACCTGGAATACATATATTAATGATTATGAAAAAATTCCAGTCAATTCCGTAATAACTACCTCAACTGAATTGTATTATAAATTATCTGGTAGTAATATTATTAAATGTGACAGCACTGATGTTGGATCATGTTTCGCTGGGACATCTGGTACAGCTGATGTATATTTTATTGATGATTTTTCACCAGAAAATCGATGTGACACTTTAAGTGCATGTGAGAGCCGTAATGCAAATATTTTTATTTCACAAGATAATATCAATTTAAGTGATTACACACTTGATCAAGGCAATTTAGACAACACATTACCTAAATCAAAATATCAAATTATACAACAAATTCCAAAAAATGTTTTTTATGCAACTATACCACAAAATGATATAGGTCAAATATCGTTTACATCAAATGGAATTGAATCATTTACAATTGATTCTAATCAATTTACAGGTACCCAAATACCATTTGTTATTAGGTTACAAGATTCAAACAATTACCCTGCAAAATATTTACCGGTGCTTACTTTAATTAATAATAATTCTGCTTTGAGTGCTGGAAACATTAAAATTTCATTATTAAGTGCTGGTGTAACAGTTGGTAATGCAACAATAACTGCAGATTTTGACAATTTAACCGCAAAAAGCATTTATGGTGGGTATTTCAAAGGGTATATCGAGTGCCCAATTGAATGTAATAATGTATATTTACAAGCATCTGTATTATATAATTCAATAACTGGTAGAAGTGTAAATTTATTTTTATTACAACCTGAAAGTCGGTATATACATAGCATACAACCACTTTCAGGTGGGTATTCCACATCAACAATATCAACATCAACAATATTTACATCCACAACAGGTGCTGCAGCTGTAGCAGTAATTCCTGAAACTGGATCAGTGTGGATTGTTGATGCAGATCGTGATATAATTGTAAAATACAACAACACCGGAACATTATTAAGCAGTTTCAATTTATCAGCAATGCAATTATCTGCTGGCGGCACTGTTAATTTACTTGGATCATTATCAAGTGCTGCACCATCATATATAGCATTGGATGGTAATTACAATGCCTGGGTGACATTATTTGATGCTGTTAGTACAATAAAAATAAATCAATTAACTGGTAAAATTGATGCAGTTGCAATACCACCATTTGCAAATACATATTATGGTGATTTATCTGGTAGTTATTTCACACTTAGTGGGTTTGCAAATGATAATAGCTTGACACCATCTTGTGTTGATACAGACACACAAAATAACATTTGGGTAACTTACAGCAACCCGATTTCATCATATATAATTAAGTATTCAACCACCGGAACAGTGCTGTCAACAATTACAGTAGATTTTGGGTATTCAGCTGATGCATTGGTTGTAGATAAAAATGATAATATATGGGTAGTTTACAAAAATTATATAAACAGTACGTTAACATTGAATGAATGTAATGATAGTGTATATTATATAAATGGAAAAACTGGAGACAAAACACAAATACCAATATGTGGTTATATTGGAGATATTACACTTGATTACGATTCAAATGTATGGTTAACAAAAAATAAAAATGTAGTTGTTAAAATATCACCAGATTGTATCAAAACGGTATTAACATATCCAATTAGTTCTTCACCAAATAACACAACCACATATTTAACTGATATAGAAGGTATTGGTGGGGTTGATGTAAATAGTGTATTACTTGTAAGCAGTGCTGATAGACGGGTTTATAACTTTAATTCAACAATTACAACAAGTTTTGCAGTAACAGCCTTGCCAGATTTAAATGTAAATTCGGGTGAAAATAAATTATTTGCAGTTGGTGATTGGACTGGTGTGCGATGGATGACAAAATATAGATCAACTGTACCATCATTAGTTGCAAATAGTGACACATTTAATGTTTATCTATCAACTGGTAAATATTCCATTGGTAAAATTAATGAAAATGTTGATTTTACTGAAATGTACAAATCTTACATTTTTCAAGAAACATTATTAGAAAATAATACAATGTTTACTGATTTTATTGGATCAATAGTTGGTAACATTGAATCAAATCCCAACACATTAGGCAAACGTGTGTATGAAAAAATTTCAAACTTTGTTGACAACACATACAATCCACAAACATGTAATATACCAGCACTTGTAAGTTTATATCAACAATTTGGACAAAATACTACACAATTTGATAAATCTCAATTTTCATACCCTGCTGATCTAGCACGATTAATTGATTTATTTTCAATCAAACAAAGCAAATTGTGGGGTGGTCGAAATAAATTTGCAGAAAATTACAATAAACGTGGTACTGTTAATAGTGATACATACGGTATTAATTTAGGTGATAAACTTAATTTTTACACAACAATTTTAACTGCAGGAAGTGCAGCAGTTCCTATTGTTGCATATGAAAAATTCAGTGAAACATACAAATTGTTAAATACTGATGTTTTGAGTGGGAATCATACAACATTTAGAAATTCAACAACACAAACATATGAATTATCCACTTACAGTAACTACTGGGGGTGGAATTTAGTTTTACCAAGTGATTATACATTAGATGAAATAAACAATTCATATATATTTTACACATATATACCCACTCAAGCTAATAATCAATTAGAAGGTATTATAAACTGGGAGGATACATTAACAACCATATCTGAAAATTTAAGTACCAGGCCTGATTGGCAAAATGTTATGGAAAACATGTTAACATATCAATTATATAAAGGCATGCAAGTATTTACCAGTTAGGTTAACGTTGACAATTAAATACTAATATGCCAATTGATACAGTAACATTTAAAAAAGTTACATTACCTAATTCTATTACTAACGAAAATGTCGTTCAGTCACATGCATTAGATAATCAGTCTCCGCTGACTTTTTATGATTTTTTGAAATTTTCAAAAGAAGTAATAACACCACATGAATATAATGTATCGTATCAAAATTATTTACAAAAATGGTACACATTAAAAAACAATACGGCTGATGTAGTTACAGCCAATATTAGAGATAGATATATTGAATTAATTAAAGATATTTCAATAAATTATACATCAAGTGAAGAAAAACGGTTCTTGTCTAATATTGATTATAATAATTCAAATGATGTTGCAATTATTATACCATTTTATTCCCGTAAATTAATTGAAATATGCCAGTTTTACATCGAAAAACGAGATAAATTAACGTTTCAAGTTGAACGAAATAAAATTAAAGGTAGTAACACAAGTATAAAACATGCCGTATTTGAAGAAATAGTTGATTATGTTTTTCAAAATGATCAACCTACTGATTACTCAATTAGCAAAACACCACTTTCTGCAATAGCAAGTAATCTAAATATCGAAACTGAAGAGTTGTTTGATTTTTATAATAATTACTTCGATATTGATCCAAATAACACTTATAGTGATTATAATGTACAAACAAAAGAGCGCCAAGATTATTTCACATCAAATGTAAATGATATTGATATTGATTTGTTTACCGATTTTGATGCAGCATTAAGAAAATCCATATTTGGTAATTTGGTGTTTTTAAAAGAAATTGGTAACAATTTTTCAATTAATTATAATTTCGATACAATCAATTTAAATTGCAAACCGGGTGATAAGTTGTTTGAATATATTACAGCTAATAAAGCAGATAATAATAGATTTTTAAATCTTAAAAAACAATTAATTGAAAAATATATCGGTACTGATTTTTATTATCTATCAACTGGTACAGACATTACGTCACCAAAATATGATAAATTGTTCACAGCAGTTAATCCATCTGGTAATTTATTAAATAGACATTTTCCTTCGACTGCTACAGTTCCAGAATTATCTGAATTAGAATCAATTAGACAATTTGGTTTATTTTTCACACCCGATAAATCGGGATTATTGTATTTTTCATATCCAGATAAAAAATACATTATTGATTATGCAAAATTACTACCCAATAAGGTTTACATTTTCCCAGACCCTACATTGTACGGTAATACAACTGGATTAACTAGGAGTACATATGAATACCCATTGATACAAATAGTTGATTATACCAGCTCAGTTAATAATGCAAGTATGTATTATGCTGAAGGTGATATAAGAATTAATCCGTATACCCAAAGTTTCTACAGTTATTTTTCAGTTGGTCAAATTAATAATAGTGTTCAAACTGGTATATCTGGGTTGAATGTTGCTTTTAATAATTTATACAATAAAGGAATTATAACAGATTGGAAATCAGACATATACGGTAACCAGTTTGGTGTGTTAAAACAAAAAATACGTAAAAATTACACAGAAATACCTAGTACTGCACCCAAATGTATTGTAATTGATGGGTACCAACTATATGATAATTTAGAAGGATACAACTTCAATTATTCATTAACTGGTAATTACGGCACAAATACAAATCGTACTGGGTTGACAGCGCAGTCTCCAAGTTTAACAGCTACAGATTATGCATACACATTACATTTCAGGGAGTTGTATCCATATGAACAATGCCCTGCAGAAAATGTAACATGTTTATTCGTGGATGGAGGTGCACTGACATTCAAAGATGGTAGTTTATTACCTGAAACATACAGTACTGATTCCCCTAGTTGGCCCGGTAATCCGACAAATACACTATACTATTACAATACTTTATATGATGCTGGCACTAACTTTGATGCATGTAATACAAGTAGTACCAACTATAAATTAATTGATTGTGATACATTTGCTGGTAATAGTTGTAAACTAGTTAATGATTATGATTACACATATAAAAAGAGTGCATATGTTGATACTATTATAGATTCATCTAAAACGTTGTTTTCTTCAGTTACATCAAATCAAGATGATAT